AGGTATTGACCGTGAAATTGGTCGGCTTCGTGCCGTAAAGCTTGTGCACACAGCCTTCTTTGAAGGCCAGCACATAGCTTGCATACCCGGCAATCCCGGTAAAGCGCCCATCCGAACCGACGCCCACGTCGTAGGCATCCGTCGCCAGCCCGTTAAACACATTCCAGTTGAACCCGTCGCCCAGCTTGCAGCAGCAAATATGATTGCCGTACACGCCCCAAAGCCGATTATCCTTTTCGCAGACGAAATCCAAATCGGGCACGGTGCGCGAGAACGAAACCGCGCTTTCGCTCCACTCGTGGGTTTTCTGGTCATCCTCGCTGCCCAGCTCGCCATACTGGAAAACATTGTCGTAAAAGGTTAATGTACTGCCATCCACGGCCTGCACCACGGCGGTACGGTTGTTATAGTCCTGCGAACAGCCCTCAATGGTCACGCCATCGCCAGCCTTGAACGGCCAGCTGCCGCCGTCCTTCCGCGCAATCGTACTGTTCGTGAACTTCACAGCCAGCGCCCCGACCTTCACTTCCATGCCGCAGAATTCCCCGGTCGCGGTGTTGAACGCCCTCTTGTCCGGCCAAAGGAAAACCCAATCATTCATGACCACGGCGCGCTTTTTCCCAGCGGTCACGCTGCCGACCGTCTTTCCATCAAATTTGACCGCCATACCATCCACAACGAACGGCTTGCCGTCCTTGTGCAGCAGCAGGGTAGCCGAGGAATACCCGGTAACTCTGCGCCGCCCCAGCCGTGGACTAAGGCAAGGTGCATCATCGGTGCTCATATTGCGCATTTCGCGGCAGGCGCCGTCCTGAATCCGCGCCCGCCGGTCAAGCCCGGTAAACTGATACGTGACCGTGCTGCCGGAATTCGCTCCCGGAATGCGGTAATTAAACATAGCCGTGCACCTCCGCGCCCCGCCGGGGCTGGTGCACACGCCGGTACCACTTGGCGTATTCGTCGTATAGTCCCGTAAACACAGACATTTCAGTGTTCGCCGAGTCGTATTCCTGCGCCATCTGGTCAAGCACTGCGCACAAATAATGCAGGTACATCCCATCGTAAGGCGGCCCGACCAGCAGCTCGGTTTCGTCGTCCTCACCAAAAACGAACCGCACCGGCCCCAGCCTGCAAACCTCCTCGGAAACCATGCTTTCCACCCGTGACAGCTCGTCGAAAACCGCCTGCGGGTCAAAGGGCGTGCTGCGCACCTCGCGCAAACGCTCCATCAAATAACCGGCTTTCATAATCCCTCCTATAAAGCAAACGGGGCAGGCGCTTTCTTGAAACGTCCTGCCCCGCGCCGCAGTGTTACAGCGGATAGTATTGACTTAATAGACCTGTTCGGAAACCATTGGCGCACCGTCTGACGCGAGCCTTTGTCGTCATACTGTGCCGCTCCCCCTTGAAATCCGTCAGGATTCCTGTGGGAAATCGTCCCACCCTGACGGCAAATTCTCACGCCATCCGGCACACCCCTGGTTCCCGAACAAGTCTAATCTTTCGACAGCGCCGCCTGCTGTGCGCGGAGTGCCGCCGCCTGCTGCGCCTGCGCATTGCGGTACGCCTCCGCGAATGCGGCGGGAACCTCGACCTGCTCTCCGCGCCTTACTACCATATTCTTACCATTCACGCACAGATAAATGGAATCGCTGTTCCCGTTCGGGTCAAGCGGAACGAACAGCGTTTCCGTTCGCGCGCCCTGCGAAGCCTTTGCGTTATCAGCCATCGTAAAGCCCTCCTTTTAATTCCCCGCGCCGGAGAACGTCGAGCCGGTCTCCACGCGCACCATGTACTCATCCGACAGAATCTTTGCGGTGAGGATTGCTTTCCAGCCCGCGGTCGAACGCTGATCCAGCGGGTCAGCCGTCCCGGCGGAACCCTTCTGCTTGATAATCGTCCTGAGGCCACCGCCCTCGATTTCGGTCACGCCGTAGGCGTTCGCGCCGACAATCAGTGTCGAATACACCGATTTGCCGCTTGCCCCGGCCTTCTCGAAAATCTTGGCTTCGGTCGTTTCCACGAAGCGCACACCCGCGATTTTACCGATTTCGCCCTCGTAAATCTCCTTTGTATCGGTATACTGGTGCGGATATTTCCACTCGGGGTCCTCGGTCAGGTCGAAGGCAATATCCGGATGGATAATCCCGATGAAATCGCCCTCGATGGTGTCCGCGTTGGCGTTCTTGAGCGTGCGCACCGCCATCTTGACTGCCTTGACGGTCAGCTTATGCTCGCTGGTGAGCGCCGCGCGGCTGGTGACCTGGCCTTCCGCATACTGCACATTGGTGCCCGCGTTCATGATTTCGCGAACCACGGTATCCAGCGTGCGCCCAGCCTGACCACCCAGCGCTGTGACCGCCTCCTGAAGCATCGGGTCGATTGCGGCAAGCTCCAAAATATCCGAAATTGCGATATAGTAGCCGTACTGGTTGACCGTCGCCGTGTCGCTGGTCACCTTCATCGAACCGCCGTCCGGGGTGACGCCCTCGGTCAGCGGCGTCAGCGCCTTGGGCAGCTGGCTGAACTTGCGGAATTCAATAGTTTTGCCGCGCCCCTGCGGGATGTTGCGCTTCTGCCCGAACTGGCTGTGCACCAGCTTCGGCTCCGCCGCGTGGATGAGCGCGGTATCGTAATAGGTTTTCATTTCGGCAGACAGGTTCGCCGTGCCGGTAGTATGGGTGTTGAGGTTGTTCTGGTGCACGTCGCCAGCGGCTCCGCCCTCAAACGCCCTCAGATTGACTTTCAAAAGATGCAGCATTCTGCACCGCTCCTTTCCTCTACAGCGTGATACGTTCCCCGTGCTGCACACGCCGGAACACATCGCGGAATTGTTCCTTTGTCCACTTGGACGGGTCGCCGCTCAGCTTGACCGGCTGGCTCCCGCCCGTGCCGTTTTCGGCAGGCCGCGCCTGGTTCGCGCGCACCGTATCGGCGACCTTGTTTTCCGCCTGCCGCTGCGCCGCCGCAAGAAATTCCTGCTGGTGGCACACCTGATAAGCGGTCAGCATGTCGATGCCGTTGCGCACCATCCCGCCGAAACGCGGGTTTGCCGCAAGCTCGGCATTGACGTCAAAATCCGGATACTGCGCTTTGACCTGTTCGGCCTGCGCCGCCAGCTGCCGGAACGCTTCCTGTTTTGCCGCCTCGGTCTGGAAAGCATCCAGCCGCGCCTGAAGCTCCCGCGAATGCGCCTCGGCCATCGCCATCTGACGCATCTGCTCGGCGGTCATGCCGGCCTTGTCCGCCGCCGCCTGCCAGTAGGTTTCGTCGTTCTCAAGCGCCTGCCGGACGGCTTCCGCCGCGCCCTTGCCGTCCTCAACGCCGTACCGCTGCTGTAAGATCGCCATAATGGGGCGCATGCCGTCCAGCTCGGCGTCCCGGCTTGCCATCCGCCGCGAGATAATCTCCCGTACCCGGTTGTCAAAATCCTGTTTATACTTGCCCTTGACCAGCTCGTCAAAAGTCGGCTCAGCGGTCGGCTGACCGGCCTGCCCCTGCGCCTGAGCGTCCGTCGCGTTTGCGGCCTGCGGCTGGGCGGGTGCCGCGTTATTACTGCCCGTGTCCGGCTGGGCGGGTGCCGGATTACTGCCCTGCGCCGCCGCCGGAGCCGCCGCGCCGTCCCCGCCGCCCTCAAAGGCGGACAGGTTGATTTTCAAAATTTTTAACATTGCCGTTGTCCTTTCTGCGGTCTGTTCCCGCGCGTCGTCCGTAGGTGAGTTTCTATCGTCTGCGGTCTGTTCCCGCGCGTCAATCGTCCAAAATGCGGATATCCTCCCGCGCCTGCGCAAGCTGTCTCAGCCCGACCTCCGCCATGACGTACATGGCGCGCGCGTCCGCGCTGTCCGGGATCGGGATATCCGCAATCCCGGAATCAATCTGCCACTGCACCGGATAGCTGAGGTTTTCCAGCCCGCCCGCCAGCGCGTACAGAATCGCGCTCACCGCCGCGCAGCCGTCCGAGCTGCCCGCGTGCCCCCGCGCCATCAGCCTGCGCGGCTCGATTGTAATTTCAATCATTCATTCGCCCTCTTGTTTTTCCTGATAAATCATGCTATGATAATCCTACAAAATTCTATCAGGAAGGAGGCCCATCTCATGACTGACAAGGAACGCAAAGACACTCAAAAAGCTACCCTTTATGATCTGCGTCTGCTCTTCAGTAATGGTGAGAAGGATACCTACACAAAACAGGAAATTGTAGAACTTTTGGACAAGATTGCAATGGCAAAGGATCAAGAATAATACTTTCCCTCAGCCCTCCGGCCAGCCCGCCGTGAGGGCTTTTGCTATGCCGTTAAACCGGGCTGCTTCGTTCCAGCCGCCGCTGCTCCGCGCCCTGCGCGAGATTTGCCGCGCGGTCGTAGGCCTGCGCCGACGTGCCCCGCTGGCTGCCCGCGCTGCCGACCTGACGCGGCGTGCCGGTCTGCCCCTGCATCCCGATTGCAGCCAGCAGCCCGGAGGGGTCCTCCCCGGTCGTCGCAGCCACCCGCTGCGCCAGCTGCGCGCATGTCTGCTGAAGCGCCTGCACCTGCTGGAAAAGGGTCTGTCCCTGCTGCACCTTTTCCACAACTTTTTGCTTCCCTTCAAACTCCATCATATCCAGCATGGCAAGCGCCTGGTCTGCCATCTGCGGATTAAACGCGCCCGCCGCATACAGCTCCTTTGCAAACTCATTCTGACTGAGCCGGTTAAAGGGGTTGGACTTCTGCGGGCTGACCTCAATATCAAAGACCGGCCTGCGGCCCTCCAGCGCCATCTGCTGCCCGTCGAAGCTGACATACTCCGCCGCGCCGTTCTCTGCAACCACGCGGAACACGCGCCCAACATCATAGAACTGCCGGATCAGCTCAATCACCAATTCCACAACCTTGCGATAGGCGCGGTAGGACGATTTCAGCATATCACGGCTGACCTTGTTCCCGGCCTCCTGCATGGCGGCGATTGCGGAAGCCGCCGTTACGCCGCTTTGCGTGCCGCCGCTGGACACGTCCCGATTCGCGGAAGTCTCCTTCATTTCGGCAATCTTGGCCTCGCGGTGGTTGATGATGTACGCATTCAGCGGATTTACCGTAATCTGCCGCAAATGCTCCTCATCGACCTTGCCCGCAACGTGGACAAAATCGTGGCTCCAATCGGCAAATTCCTCCTCATTGATGCCCGTGCTGTCCGAAATATACCACCTCGGACGCCCGGCAAGCCGCGCGTTGTACAGGATGCACTGGTCGAGCTGGTCAATGTAGGTTTGCGGGTCGCGCATCACGTCGATGAACCCGAAGCCATAGGGAAGCCCCTCCAAAGGGAACAGCGTATCAAACACAAACGGATATTTCCCGTGGTCATAAAGCCCACGTTCAGCAAGCGCCGGGTCGTTCTCCGACGCGTACAGCAGCTTGCCGGACGCAAATTTAATGAGGTGCAGTTTCCCGTCCTTTTTATAGTACCAGTCCACCAGCAGCGCGCTTTTGCTGTCGTCCCGCGCGTCGTCGCGGATGTACTGCTCAACGGTCAGCCCCCGGTCGCCGGTGAACTCCATGCCGGGGTACTGCTCCCGCAAGGTTTCAACCGGCACTTGCCGCACACAAAAGAGGTTCGGGCTTTCCTGAATGTCCTGCACAGACGGTTCCCAGAACAGATTCAGCAAGTCCACGCGCCCAAGCGTGATATCACCCAGCCCGCCGTCCGCGCTGCCGTCCCAGAACACGCCATAGCAGGCTGTCCCATTCTTGAGTTTATACCAGCTGCAACGGTCATAGATTTCATCAAACCCGGCGCGCTCCAGAATCACGGGGATAATCTCCCCAAGCACCTGCGCGGTCTGCTCGTCGGAGCGCTCACGCGGCAAGATGGCAGGAACCGGCATGTTATCCATCAGGTCAGCGTGCTTGTTCATCAGGCTGTTGAGCAGCCACGCCGAATGCGGGTCAATCGGCGATTTTGACGCGCCGCCCTGCACGCGGTTGTGCCGCAGGCGGTACCATTCTTCATTGCTGACAATCCGCTGTTCGAGTACGGACTTGCCGCGCTTATATTCCAGCAGCAGCCGGAAGCCCTCAGCAACGGCGGAATCGTCAACACGCCTGACTGGCTCGGCGGCCTCCTGCGGTTCATCGGAAAACGGTAAAATCTTCATAACGGTTATCCTCCAACGGGTCAAATTGCTTTTCTTTCGACTTGACCGCAGCGCGCGGCTTTATCTTGCGTTCCATCGCGACATATCGCATCTCGTCATAGATATGATCCTCGCAGTCGGTGTCCACGTCCTCCACGTCGGTCTGGCTGTACACCAGCGCCGGGACCGTGCGGATAAACTGCCGACACCCCGAGAACACATACAGCATGGCCTTGCCGTTCTCGTCAAACGCCATCCGGTTATGGATCTGCATCTTGCCGGAAATCCGCGCGTGGTCGGCCTTGTCGAAGTACACCCCGGCGCGCTCCATCACGTCCGCAATGCTCTCACCGCCCGAGCCGTCCCAAATCGCCGGGTCAGCAATGCCGTGAATCCGCCTGCCCCTAAGCTGCGGGTCGTCGCGCTCGATTTCCCGAATCTTCCGCGCGAGCTGTTCCGGCGTCCACTTCACGCCGGTGTTCGGCTCGCCGGTGCAGCCGTACAGCTCGCGAATCCTGTACATACAGCCGTCGTGGTCAATCGCCCACCAGCCGACCGAAAACGGCCTGGAATAGCCCCAGTCGAAACCGCGATACACCGGCCATTCCGGCGGAATCTCAAACGGCGCAATGACATGCGACCAGCGCCTGTCATGGTAATGCGCGGGCTTGTCCCGCCACTCGGTAAAGACCTGGCCGCTGAAGCTGTCCCAGTCGCCCTCGAGCAGCGCGCGCCGGTCAGCTTCCGGCATAAGCGAAAGGCTGGCAATATAATTCGGATTGTTCCGCAGCAAAATCTTGTTGTCGTACACCTTCGCCGGGATAAAAACCCGGTCACGCGACATTTTCAGGCGCGAACCGTCCGACTGTTCGATTTCCATTTCCGCCACAATCCGCGTCCCCGGCGGAGCCGCCGTAATGAAGCGTTCCTTCACCCAGCCGTGCCCGATGCCGCCGGGGTTTGCAGTCGCCCGCATGTAAACCCGCGTCCCCGGCCCGTTTGGTCGGTTGCGGGAGAACAAATAGCTGTACTCCTCCCAAGTGAAGTGCGTCAGCTCATCGAACGCGATAAAGTCCCACGTTCGGCCCTGATATTTGAGCTTGTCCGCCGTCCGGTGCATTGCGCCGAACTCGACCGTTGCGCCGCTCGGGAACGTCCAGCGGTGCTTCGTCTCGTTGAACTTTGCCCGTGGAAAAACACGCGGGTAATATTTCAGACTTTTGCCAATCAGCTCGGAAAGCTCCGGATAGGTCTTGCGCAGAAGCAGCGCCCTGTAATGCGGAATTTGCACCTGCCGCACCGCCTCCATGACCAGCGCTTCACTTTTGCCGCCGCCCGCCGCGCCGCCATACAGCGCTTCATACTCCGGACGGCACAGGAAACGCACCTGCGCGGGCTGCGGCCGCCAAATCACGTTAGCCATCGTCCTCCACCTCCGGCAGCACCATGCAGCCGGTTTCCGCGTCGTCCTCGCGGCTGCCCTCGGGACGCTCAAACGCGCCGACATGCTTGCCCAGCAGTTCCAGCGCCTTAATCTTGTTGCTGTATTTCAAATCGCTGTCCTGACAGTCGGATGCAGCCTTGTCGGCGATTTCGACGAGCTTGCCAATCACATAATCCTGTGTGACCTCGGTTCGCGCCTGCCGTGCCCGCATAGCTGCTTGCAGCGCTGCCTGAATATCAGGTTTTGACAGGTTTTCCGAACCGGTACGGTTTGCCGTGCGCTCACTGTAACCGGCTCGGACAGCGGCTTGCGTGGCGTTAAGGTCAATCAAATATTCCTGCACAAACCGTGCCTGTTTCGGCGTTAATGCCACTGTCACCACCCCTCAAAGAAACAAATTGGTACCGCTGGCCGGATTTGAACCGGCGGCCTCTGCGCGCAGCGCGGCAGCGCTCACTCCGACTGAGCTACAGCGGCATACGCCGCCCCGAAGGGCGGCAAATAGCAGAAAGGGCGCCCCAGACACAAGTCCCGGCTCCGCCGGACACCGCCGAAGCAGTGCCCAGCCGAATCAAAACAGGGAGGCGCGCAAGGGACACCGCAAGGCCGTTGGAGACTGGGGGAATCCTTGCGGTGCCCGGCGCAGCCGGGAATTATTGCAGTTGCCGTCCGCGTTCCAGCGCCTGCTCAATTTCGGGATATTTGTGCCGCCACTTCCAGAAGTTTTTCGGGTTCGCGCAGCATTTCCGGGCGATGGCGGAATAACTAAGCCCTTCCCGGCTCCAGGATTCCAGCTTCCGCAGCCCCTCCGGCGTTCGGAACTCCGCGCTTTTCGGCTTCTGAAAAGGATCCAAGCCGCCCGCGCGCAGCGCCTTTGCAATATCGGGATACCTGTGCACCCATTTCCGGAGTGTTTTCCGGTTGCAGCCGCATTTCTCCGCAATCTGGACACCAGTAAGCCCGGACTGTGCCCAGCTTTCCAGTTTTGCAAGACCCTGCTTTGTACGCCATGCGGCACTTTTGGGTGGGGTATACGGCAAAGGCTCACTGCCGCCGCAGCAGATTTCAGCAGCCTGCCCAATTGTCGCGTCACCGCTTGTCTCCATCCACAGCGCAGCCGCGAGGGAACAGGAATGCCAATCCGTGCAGCAATGATGTACCCAATACCGCACCCGGCTCATCTGGTCCGGGAATGAAAGCATCAGCTCGCCGCGCCCGGTCGTGTCCGCGCCGTCGCGCAGGCAAACCAGCTTTTCCCGTTTCACGCGCCCGTAGAACGGGCAAACCGGCGCTCTTGGCATTCCGTAACCCTCCATTCAAAAAATACGAATAGTTATAATTAACTATATTATAACATATAGTATCACCAGACAACAAGCCGGATTTTTGCACAACTTTTTATAAGGTATGGTTTTGTGCAATACGACAAAAAGAAGCCGCCCCAGGCGGGGCGGCGCTTCCGGGTAACCGTTTCATCCATCGGCATCAGAACGCCACCTGCGTCACGTCAGCCGCCGGAAGCGGCATTGCACGCCCGGCTAAGTCCTCAGAACCCTTTCCTCCTTACATTCTCAATCCTTGCCTTCAGGCTCTGCATCAGCGCTTCTTGCATGTCGGCTTTGTACTTCCCTCAGCGCCTGTGCTGCAATCCGGCACGCCTCGTTACATGCTTCCATTCTTTCGGCGCCCGCCTCATACTTCCACAGCGCGTCCCTGCTGGTTTTCGGATCGAGAATACGGGCAGCTTTTCCCGTCGTCATTTCCATTGCTCTCCATCTCGCTTTCTATCCCACGCAGCAGCGCCTTTGCCGCCGGGCATTCCGACCGCCGTACTGCCTTCAAAACCGTTTCCGCAGCAATCCATTTGCGTTCACGCGCCTGCATATTTGCCAGCTCCTGTGCAAGCCCCGCTTTGAGCCTGGCGCCGTCAGCCCGCCCGATTCTTCCCAGGCTGTGCAGCTCATACAGCAGGCACAGCGCCAGATAGGCGGTCCGCTCAGACGGCAGCAAAGCGTCCGGCAGCGGTTCCCGGCGCGCGGCACGGCTGTTCATTTTCTCAAACGTCATACGGTTTCCACCTTCACATAAATGCCCGGAATTTCCGCCCAGAACTTTTCCACAATCTCACAGCATACCTGCGCATCGTCTTTCCAGAAGCCTGCATCCGTCATGCAGTCCTTGAGCAGCTTCTGAAGGTTGTCTGTATCGGGCTTTGTAACCCGGTATTCCCCGTCCCTGTGCCGTCCTCTTGGGAAGCACCATTTCACAACCAGCCGCAGCCCGCCGGAGATTGGCTCTGCGGGCTTCTGACGGCACAGCCGGTCATACAACATAGCCCTGGCGCTTTTGAGCTCCTGTGGCTCATAGAAGCGCGGTTTTCCATTTACCACCCGCACCTGCTTTTCCTGGTGGGTCACGGTTGGCGGGTTCATCGGCAGGAAGAATGCAGTTTCCATGTACTTCACCTCGTTAAATCGCTAAATTATTTTCGAGAAGGACAAATTTCCTTGCCAGTGGTCAGGGGGAGGCGTCGTTGTCGTGCGTGAGCTTACGCACGACGACTTACCCCCACTGGCCCGCGAGGGACAGGGACAAAATTATATACGTAGTATATAGCTGTCCCTGTCCCTGTCCCTCAGGGACAAAAACGGGTACGTCCTGTCCCTGTCCCTCAGTCTGAACAAACAGCTGCTATATCAACATATTTTCAAGACTTTTTCAGTCCGATTTCCCCGTCCTCAATCCAGAAGCCGCCATGATCCCGCAGCCTGCGCCGGACCGTTTTCTCTGACACGCCCATGTACTCGGCAAGGTCGTTTACCGTCACCTTCTCGCCAATCCCGCAGGCCTCATATGCTGTCATAACACTGTCTTTCCGTTCTTTTTCACGTTCCTTGGCTGTTTTTTTCCTGCTGTCAGCGCGCTTCCATGGCGGTGCGGCGGCCTCTGCGCGAATGTCCGCCAGCGCGCCGCTGTCGTCCAGCCGGTGAATGGGGAAGTCGAACCACATATTGCGTGTCGGGAACCGCGGGAACTCCCGGAGCGTCCCCTCCAAGCGCCATGCGGTGCATACGGCAGCGGCCTTTCTGGCTGTTTCCAGGCGCGGCAAATAAGCCTGCCCCGGCAGGTTTTTTTGACAAATCTCCTGCATTGCGGCAGCGCTGCACGCGTCGTCCTGAGACGCTTCCGACGCCTTTCCCGCCTCTGCAAGCGCGGCCATACACGCCGCGCAGACCGCCTTATTTTCGACCTGCTTCCGCAAATCGTCGGATACTTCCAGCTCAATCAGGTCCAGCAGCGCGTCCGGGTCGCGCGCGAACACGCCGCTGCCGCTGGCACGGTCCATGCTGCGCTTGCCGCCCTGCGCGCCCTTGGAATGGTGGTGGCAGTAGATGACCGCCGTCCCCAATTCGGTACAAACCTTGTCAAACTGGTTGCAGAAGTGCGCCATCTGATCGGCGCTGTTTTCATCGCCGGTAATGACCTTGTAAATCGGGTCAATGACTACCGCAATATAATCTTTTTTGGCGGCGCGCCGGATTAGCTTCGGCGCAAGCTTGTCCATCGGGACAGACTTCCCGCGCAGGTTCCAGATATCAATGTTTTTCAGATGCTCCGGGGCAATCCCCAGCGCCTCGTAGACATCCCGGAAGCGGTGCAGGCAGGAAGCCCGGTCAAGCTCCAAATTGACATACAGCACCCGCCCCCGCGCACACGGGAACCCCAGCCAGGGGCGTCCCTCCGCCAGGCAGATACACAGCTCAATCAGGCTGAAAGACTTGCCTGCCTTGCTCGGTCCCGCCAGCAACATTTTATGCCCCTGCCGCAGCACGCCCTCAATCAGGGGCGGCGACAGCGCGGGCAGATTGTCCCAGACAGCGGCCAGCGGCTCCGGGTCGGGGAGGTCGTCGTTGACGCCCTCGATCCAGTCGCGCCATTCCTCCCAGGACGCCTTGCCGATGTTGGTGTCTGCAAGGAATTGTTTTTTGCCGTCCCGCAAAATGCCGGGCATCCGGGACAGCCGCGAGGGATTACGGTTCTGCTTGTCAAGCATCAGCCCGTTTTTCTCACAAATCTGATACAGGTAATCGACGCGCCTGCGGTATTCCTCATAGTTATCCGCGTCAATCCTGACAATTGCGTGCAGGCTCTTGCCGCCGGAATGCACCAGCGCCGCGACCGGCAGTTCCAGCTCCCGTATGATTGCGTTTTGCTTCCCGATCGGGAGCGTGTCGGACTCGACCAGCGCATAGCGGAACACGCTTACATTTTCGTTCTTGACGCCATTCCCATCCAATGGGTTAAAGCGAATCCAGGCACCCGCCGCCGGGGTATAATCGCCCAGCACTGCGCCCAAGTCGCCGCCGCAGCCCTTCAGCTGTTCTATCAGCGTACCGGCAGTGCGGTCATAGCACCCCTTTGTGGGGAAATGCCGTCCATCCTTTTCAAAGCTTCGTGTCACATAGCCTACAATTTCATTCTTTTCAAACAGTGTTTCCAAATATCGGATCAACTGATTCTCGGGGCGCCATTCCGTGGGCTCCTGGACTTCCGCCTCCTCAACCCAATTCTGATCCACCACACGGCCATCTTCCTCGCACAGTCCGCCTATGTATTCTTCCCAGCCCATTTCACGCCCGTGCTGCTCTACCCCTCGAACATCAGGGCACGCAGTCTGCCAGCCTCTGGAAAGCGCCATCTGCACGATCGTTCCGGCGGTAATTGGGTTGCCATTCCCCCGGAAGCTCGCCCATTTAACTGCGCACTCCCGGGGGTGGTAGCGGGCGCTGTCGCGCCTGCTCCAATCGTCCCAGTCCTTTACGGAACAGCCCGATTCCTTCAGGCCCATTCCGACATTCAGCCATTCTTGATAAGTTAATTCTGTAGGGTTTATGTAATCGAGCGCCGCAAGAAGGTCATACCGCTGCATCGCCGCCTCCTTCCGGCACATAGCTTTCCGGGGTTATGCCGCGCGGCAGCTTCCAGCCGTTTGCCGCAATGCGGTCAATCATTTTGGAAGCGTGTTCAAACTGCCACGTCCCGACATGCCGGAACCCCCGGTTCTCCAGAAAGCGGATCTGTTTCGGTGTCGTCAGCCCCTCCTGCCTGCGCCGGTCGAGCCGGTCAAGAAGCTTTGCGGCTTTCCCGGCGTTTTCTACGGCGTCCGGCAGGATGCCGAGCTTTTCCAGCGCCTGCATCTGCTTGCCGCTTGGCGGCCCCATCTCCCAGCCAAATGCCGGGACATATCCGGACAAGTCCTCCGCCTGGATGCTCATCTCAAATTGGAGCGGGTCCACCAAACGCTGCTTTCTCTTCCGCATTTCGGCGAGCCTCTTTGCAAGCGCTTCCTCCCGTTTCTGTACAACCTCCTCGCTCGCGGCCTTTTCCGCTTCTTCCAGGTCTACCGCATTCCCGGCGGCTTCTTCCAGATTGGCGGTTACCTGCTGCGCAACCTCCTCGTTTTCACAGATCAGGTTCGCCGGGTGGCAAAGCTCATGCCGCTCGGTATGCCATAAAAAATCGAGTAACAGCAGATGGTCTTTGCCGGGAAAAAGCCGGGTGCCGCGCCCTACCATCTGCGAGTACAGCGCGCGTACCTTTGTGGGCCTGAGCACCACAATGCAGTCAACGGCAGGGCAGTCCCAGCCTTCTGTCAACAGCATAGAGTTGCATAACACATTGGTTTCCCCGCGTTCAAACGCGGCCAGGGTTTCCGCGCGGTCGGTGCTTTCGCCGTTGACCTCGGCAGCGCGGAAGCCCTTTGTTATCAGGATATCACGAAATTTTTTGGATGTCGCCACCAGCGGCAGGAAAACGACCGTGCGCCGGTCCGCGCAGTGCTTTGCCATTTCATCCGCGATCTGATGCAAATATGGGTCAAGCGCCGACCCAAGGTCCGCCGCCTTAAAGTCCCCCGCCTGCACGGATACGCCGGCCAGGTCAAGCTTCAGCGGGATGGTCATTGCGCGGATTGGGGACAGGTATCCCTCTTTAATCGCTTTGGGAAGCGTATATTCATAAGCCAGTGACTGGAATACCTGCCCCAGGTTCTTCATATCACCCCGGTCAGGGGTCGCGGTTACCCCCAGGACCCTGGCATCCGGGAAATGCCCTAAAATCCGTCCATAGCTGTCCGAAATCGCGTGATGTGCCTCGTCGATGATAATGGTGCCGAAGTAATCGGACGGAAACCGCCCCAGGCGGCTTTCCCGCATCAGCGTCTGTACCGAACCGACCACGATCCGGTACCAGCTGCCGATACAGGTTTCGCCTGCCTTTTCGGTTGCGCAGCCAAGCTTTACCGCCTTGTGCAGCTTGTCCGCCGCCTGTTCGAGCAGCTCCCCGCGGTGGGCCAGGATCAGCACCCGACCCCCTTGCCGCACGCAGTCTGCCGCAATATTCGCGAACACGATGGTTTTCCCGCATCCTGTAGGCAGTACCAGCAATGTCCGCGCCCGTCCGGATTCCCATTCCGCCTCAACCGCTTCCCGCGCCGCCTGTTGATACGGCCGGAGCTTCATCAGAACGCCCCTGCCTTCCATTTCGGGGCCTGCCCGTTCTCCGGCTCCAGGAACCGGTCAATATCGTTCGCCTGACGCTCCTTTCCGTCATTCCCGGTATAGGGGCGGACAGTCACCTTGCAGCGCCCGCGGGCCCCCAGCACCTTGTTCCAATCCATCCGCAGCCGTTCGCCATGCTTCCTTGCGCCGATGCTGGTGAAAAACTGGCACAGTTTCCATTCATACCTGTCGTAAAGGAACAGGTTGCAGGTAACGCTCGCGTGGCCCTGCGGGGAGTCAATGCCAAGCGTCAGGATCGCTTTGTTGCAGGGCGGTACCTTTGTCGAGCCGTTATGCCTGCCGCGCTCAAAGTTTTCAACCACGAAATCATATTCCCCTTCCGGCAGCAGTACCCAGCCGCCGCTTTCGTTTTCAATCTCATCATCCCAGGCAAGTTCCCTGCCCATTACATCTGCCATTTTCGTTGTCCTCCTTCTCAAAACGGAACATTCCGTTCATCCTGAATCATTTTGAATACCTGCTCCCACGCACCGATCAGAACGCCCTGGATAAAATCCTGCGGATAATCCTTGACTGGCATATCCAGCGGGAAATAACCCTTCTCCGACACAACCAGCCGAATTTCAGCCTCTGTAACCGCGTTATTCTGCATCAGGCTGCGCAGCGCCTCCGGCAGCTCGGGCGGCAGCGGTTCCTGCTTTCCGATCTCGGTGAAGCCCTCCGGCGCGCCGGATTCCTGTTCGGATGCAATTACTGTGAAAGTGTTATCACTACATTAAAATATAACAAAGAGTAATCGAACAAAATTTTCATTTATCGTGGTGCC